CGAGGAGTGTCACTCACCTATGCTGTGCTTGACGAGGTTGCCGACATCAAACCAGAAGCATGGGAACAGGTTATTCGTGCTTCTCTGTCTGACAAAAAAGGTCGGGCAATGTTCATCGGAACTCCCAAGGGTCGTAACTTTTTCTATGACATTTTTAAACTCGGAAACTCAGAAACCGATTCAGATTGGAAAAGTTGGCATTTCACCACCAAAGACAACCCCTTGATAGACCCAACAGAGATTGAATCTGCCAAGAAAACTCTCTCTACCTTTGCTTTCAAACAAGAGTACATGGCTTCCTTTGACAATGCTGGCTCAGATGTCTTCAAGGAAGAATGGATTAAGTATGGAGAAGAACCTGACTATGGAAGCTACTACATTGCTGTGGACTTGGCTGGATTTGAAGAAGTTGCCAAACAAGCCGCCAATTCCAAGAAAAGACTAGATCAGACTGCTATCTCTGTGGTTAAGGTTACAGACGATGGGAAGTGGTTTGTCAAAGAGATTGCTTATGGTCGATGGGACATTAGGGAAACAGCCGCTACGATTCTGCTGAAAATGAGGGAATACCGCCCTTTGGCAGTTGGAATTGAGAGGGGAGCGTTAAAAAATGCAGTTTTGCCGTATTTGAGTGACTTAATGCGGAAAAATAATGTATATTCACACATAGTTGACTTAACGCATGGCAACAGGAAAAAGACAGACAGGATTATCTGGAGTCTCCAAGGGCGGTTTGAGCATGGGCGCATTGTGCTGAACTCTGAGGAAGATTGGGATGAATTCAAAGACCAACTCTTAATGTTCCCTGCCAATGGTGTACATGATGACTTACCCGACTCTTTGTCATACATCGACCAACTTGCTGTCACCACATACTTTGAACAAGATGATGAAGATGAGTGGCAACCACTAGATGTAATTTCGGGGATATAAATGGCAACAGATAAAGAAGTCAAACTTGAACAAAACGAATTTTATGAGCCTACTGAGGCTGATAAAGAACTGACAGCATTTGTTACTGACCATTGCACCAAGTGGCGTGACTACAGAGACACAAACTTCCTCCCTGATTGGCTTGAATATGAGCGCATCTTCCGTGGTCAATGGGCTGTAGAAGACAAGACTCGTGAGTCAGAGCGTAGCCGTATCGTCACCCCTGCCACACAACAAGCAGTTGAGACTCGTCATGCTGAGATCATGGAAGCAATCTTTGGTCAAGGTGAATTCTTTGACATTGAAGACAATATCCAAGATGTGAACGGCAACCCCATTGATGTTGAGTTAATCAAGGCTCAACTGATGGAAGACTTCAAAAAAGACAAAATCAGAAAATCTATCGATCAAATCGAGTTGATGGCTGAAATCTATGGAACAGGCATTGGCGAGATTATTGTCAAGACCGAAAAAGAATATATCCCTGCCACTCAAGCAATCCCCAATATGCAAGGGCAAGCCGCAATTGGTGTGATTGAGAGAGACAGAATTGGCGTGAAAATCATGCCGATCAACCCAAAGAACTTCCTCTTTGACCCTAACGGCACATCCATTGATGACTGTATGGGTGTTGCTATTGAGAAGTATGTCTCAATACACAAGATAGTTGCTGGCATTGAGAAAGGCATCTACCGCAAAGTAGACATCACCCCTACCTATGAAGACACCGATCTTGAACCTACCCAAGAAGTATCGCAGTACCAAGATGAGAAGGTATTGCTGTTGACCTACTACGGGTTAGTACCCCGTGAGTATTTGAACAACTTAGAGGAAAACAAGGACATTGTTGAGTTGTTTCCTGACAATTCTTATGCCGAGGACTACACCGATATGGTGGAAGCCATTGTTGTGATTGCCAACGATGGTTTATTGCTTAAGGCTGAGGAAAACCCTTACATGATGAAAGACAGACCTGTTCTGTCTTACCAAGACGATACCGTTCCCAACCGCTTATTGGGTCGTGGGACAGTGGAAAAAGCATTCAATATGCAAAAAGCCATTGATGCACAGACCCGTAGTCACTTGGATTCACTGGCATTGACCACTTCTCCCATGATTGCGATGGATGCAACTCGTCTTCCAAGGGGTATGAAGTTTGAGATAAAGCCCGGAAAAGCTATTCTCACCAATGGCAACCCGTCAGAGATTCTTTATCCATTCAAGTTTGGTCAAAGTGACCCCAACAACCTAGCAACTGCCAAAGAATTTGAGAGAATGCTGTTGCAAGCCACTGGAACTCTGGATTCTCAGGGTATGGTGAGCCAATCTGCTCGTGATGGTGGTGGTATGTCGATGGCAGTAGCCTCCATTATCAAGAAATACAAGCGTACATTGGTGAATTTCCAAGAAGATTTCTTGATTCCATTCATTAAAAAAGCGGCTTTCCGCTATATGCAGTTTGACCCAGAGCGTTATCCCTCTGTGGACATGAATTTTGTGCCTACTGCCACCTTGGGCATCATTGCTCGTGAGTATGAACAACAACAATTCATTGGTTTGTTGCAGACTTTGGGTGCTGAGACTCCTGTTTTGCCGATTATCCTCAAAGGTATCGTTGCAAACTCTAGTTTAAGCAACAGAATGGAGTTGATTGCTAAGTTGGATGAGATGATGCAACCAAATCCTGAGCAACAGCAAATGCAACAAATGCAACAGCAGTTGGCTATGCAAGCGGCACAGGCTCAGATTGCTGTAAACACCACTCAGGCTGAACAAAATCGGGCAGAGGCTACAAAATTGTCTGTTGAAGCACAGTTAATGCCTCAAGAAGTACAAGCCAAGAACATGGCGGCAATGACAAAGAATCTTCCTAATGAAGATGACCAAGCGGCTAGGGAATTCGATAAGAGAGTTAAGATTGCCGAATTGATGTTGAAGGAAGCTGACATCAAGAACAAGTCTAAGATTGTTGAACTGCAAATGGCAGAGAAAAACAACAAGATTTCAGGCATGGAAGAAGATTTCCTCAACCAATTGACCAAGCAATTAAGTTCTGCACAAACTGGTACTGAATAATGGATGTAGAAAAACTCGCCAAGGAGTTAATCCTTAAGAACATGACTCCTGAACAGCAAATGGCTGTTTTGGACTCAGTGCGTCAGTCGGTTCTTCAAGCCAAAGAAGTGCAAAAGAAGAAGATTGGCGAGAATGTTGACCTCGTTGTTCAAGCCCTGAAGAAGATTGAAGCTGACATTCGTTCTCGCTATGACGATGTAGGCAATGCCATTGAAAAGCGTGTTGCTTCTATCAAAGATGGTCGTGATGGCATCAACGGCACAGATGGAAGGGATGGCAAAGATGGAAAAGCAGGTCGAGATGGCTCAAAGGGTGATAAGGGTGACGCTGGTAGAGATGGGCGTGATGGAGTGGATGGTGTTGATGGTGTTTCTGTTACCTCTGCTCGCATTGATTTTGATGGTAGTCTTATCATTACATTGTCTTCTGGTGTTGAACTCAATGTTGGTGAGGTTGTTGCTCCTGACCTTGCAGAACGCATCAAAGTCATTACTAATGGTGGCGGCACTTCTCAGTCTGTTCTTGATACTCTAGCCTCACTTCAGACTCAGATTGACAACCTGATTCCTAGCCAGACAGGAAATGCAGGAAAGTTTTTAACCACCAATGGCACAAGCACTTCATGGGCATCAGTTGCTGGTGGATTAAGCTATCAAGGCACTTGGAACGCATCTACCAACACTCCTACGCTTGCAAGTAGCACTGGAACGAATGGCTACTACTATGTAGTCTCTGTTGCTGGCACTACAAACCTGAACGGCATCACTGATTGGCAAGCAGGGGATTGGTTGATTTTCAATGGTTCAACTTGGCAAAAGATTGACCAAAGTTGGGCTATTGCTGGCGCAAACGACAACATCACCTCAATGACAGGCATCACAGGTGGTATTTCATCACCTGATTTTGTGCAATTTGATACCACCGCAACAAATACAAATGCTGTTGGTAAGTTGTATTGGGATGACACTCAAAAGACTTTGACTGTTGGTTTGACAACTAACATTGCCGCTGATATTGGTCAGACTTTGTATGCTTATGTCACCAATGATGAAGCTACTACGATCACTAAAGGTCAGCCTGTTTATATGTATGCGGCTCAAGGTGATCGTGTATCGGTCAAATTAGCATACAACACTGGTGACGCAACATCGGCTAAGACGCTTGGTCTTTGTGCTGAAGACATTGCCGCTGGACAAACTGGTATGGTCTTGTGCCAAGGTGTTCAAGATGGATTGAATCTTGGAGCATATACGGCAGGAGATACTTTGTATCTTGGTGCAACAGCAGGAACATTGACTGCAACCAAACCTTACGCACCTAACCACCTTGTTTATATTGGCGTGGTTGAAAGAGCCACCAGCGGCAATGGTCGTTTGTATGTTCGTATACAAAACGGCTTTGAAATGGATGAGTTGCATAATGTTTCTGCTCAATCTCCTAGCAATGGACAAGTGCTTATCTATAACGCTTCTACTTCATTGTGGGAGAAGAACACACTGACTGATGGCACTGGAATCAGCATTACTGAAGGTGCTGGTTCAATCACCATTGCTAACTCAGGCGTGACTTCAGCAGTTGCTGGTACAGGAATTTCTGTATCTAGTGGTACTGGTGCTGTGACTATTACCAACTCTGCACCAGATCAGACTGTTGCATTGACTGCTGGCACAGGAATCAGCACAAGCGGAACTTACCCCAACTTCACAATTACCAATTCTGCTCCTGACCAAACAGTTGCCTTAACTGGTGCTGGTACAACAAGCATTACTGGTACTTACCCTAACTTCACCATCACTTCCAATGATGCTTATTCTGGCACTGTGACTTCAATCACTGCTGGAACAGGGTTAACTGGTGGAACGATTACAACAAGTGGCACTGTTGCATTGGCAACAAGTGGAGTAACAGCGGCAAGTTACACAGCGGCAAACATCACTGTTGATGCTTATGGTCGAGTAACTTCCGCATCTAATGGAACTGCTGGCGCAAGTATCAGCAATGACACAAGCACATCAACCAATCTGTATCCGTTGTTTGCAAATGCAACATCAGGTACACCAACTACGATTTACACTGGCAATGCCAAGTTGCTTTATAAGCCTAGCACTGGCGAGTTGCAGTCAACTGTTTTGGTAGCATCCAATGGTATTGTTGTGAATTCTCAGACTGTATCTGCTGACTACACTATTGCGGCAGGAAACAATGGATTAAGTGCAGGGACTGTTTCTGTTAACTCAGGCATCACTGTAACGATTGCAAGCGGTTCAAATTGGACTGTGGTGTAAAGGAAAACAATGTCACAAGTAGCAATCTCAGGAAATGCAAGTGGTACAGGAACGCTGACCATTGCATCGCCTAATACAAACAGCAATTACACGCTGACACTTCCAGAATTGACAGGAACTGTTCTTACAAATAAGACAGCGGGAACTGTGTTGCAAGTTGTTAGCGCAACCAAGACGGATACTTTTTCCACCACTGTGGAAGACACTGTTTTTGTAGACATTACGGGTCTAAGCGCATCAATTACGCCTACTTCTGCAACAAACACGATTCTGGTGTTAGCAAGTATTGGTAAATGTAGCTGTACCACATCTAGCCGATCCGTCAATTTTCGCTTAGACCGAAACGGCACATCAATTGCGCTTGGTGACACAGCGGGCAACAGGGTTCGCATTTCTTTCTGTAGCTCGGTTGCCACCTCGGAACAAGGGCTATCAGCATCACTCAATTTTATTGACTCACCAGCATCTACTAGCGCATTGACATACAAAATACAAATGTCTGGACACAACGGAGAGGCAACCGTTATCAACCGAAATGGGAATAACACAGACAATAATGATGCTCCTGCCGCTCGGTCAATTAGCACTCTTATTTTGATGGAGATTGCCGCATGAACCACAATGCAATATATGCGCTCTATCCAAATGTTGTCACAGTTGATGATACTGATGGCGCAAGGGATGCCCAAGGCAATCAAGTTGAAATTGACATGGATGCAGTCAATGCTTGGGTTGACCCCAACGCATACAAAGCCAAACGAGCATTAGAGTACCCACCAATCACAGACTATCTTGATGGCGTAGTCAAAGGCGATCAAGTACAGATTGATAAGTACATTGCTGATTGCCAAGCAATCAAAGCAAAATATCCCAAGGTGACTACATGACCATAGCGATTTCAGGCACAACGGGAATCACCCTTGATGGGCAGTTTAATTCTGCGTCATCAATGGGCTTCAAGAACCGCATTATCAATGGTGCAATGGTGATTGACCAAAGGAATGCGGGGGCGAGTGTTACTCCTGCTAATTTGGCTTACACATTAGATAGATGGCAAGCGTTTCAAAGTGTTGCATCTAAATATTCGGTTCAGCAAAATGCTGGCTCTGTAACACCTCCAGCGGGATTTATAAATTATTTGGGCGTGACATCTTTGTCTGCCTACTCTGTTGCGTCAGGTGATTATTTTGCTTTAAATCAATCAATAGAAGGATTTAATGTTGCTGACTTTGGATGGGGTACAGCATCAGCGTCAACTATCGCCTTTTCATTTTGGGTGCGTAGTTCTTTAACTGGTACTTTTGGTGGTGCGTTAAAGAATTCTGCTAGTAACAGAAGCTACCCATTTACGTACACAATTTCATCAGCAAACACTTGGGAACAAAAAACAATAACTATTGCTGGCGATACAAGTGGAACTTGGTTAACTAATAATGGAGTCGGTATTTATGTTCAACTTGGTTTAGGTGCTGGTTCAACATGGAATGGAACTGCTGGTTCATGGTCGGCTAATAACTATATTTCAGCCACAGGCGCAACATCAGTGGTCGGAACATCAGGAGCTACTTTCTACATCACAGGCGTACAGCTTGAAAAAGGCTCAACAGCAACGAGCTTTGATTACAGACCTTATGGGACTGAGTTGGCTTTGTGTCAGAGGTACTATATAAAGTTAAAAGGAACTTCTATTTTTTCAATTTATGGTACAGGGTTTGCTGATTCTTCTTCTTCTGCCCGAGTTCAAATAAATACGCCAATTATGAGAGCTTCTCCCACCTTTGCAAGCAGTGGTAGTTTTTTGGATGGCTTGGGTAACTCATTAACTTCTTTAGGGTCTGCGTTGTACACAGATAACACGGCATCAATTGCAATTGCAAAGACAGGCGGCACATGGGCGACTGCATACGCAGTAGCTATACAAAATAGCAGTTCAACTGCGCCGTATTTAGAATTTTCTTCGGAGTTATAAATGTATAAATTGCAAAACTATAAAGGCGAATTTATTGGTGTTCAGCGTTTATCTGATAGCGCATTCATTCCCTTTGACCCCGCCAACACAGACTACCAAGCCTTTTTAAAGTACCAAGCCGAAGGCGGCAAGGTCTATGGCGCAGATGAGGAAGTCCCTAATGGGCAAGCCGCTGAATAACTTACAAGGCTTTCGCTTTGGTAGCCTGACTGTTCTACAGTTGGGTGAGAAGCAACGCCAGCACAATGGTGCTTGGTGGCTATGCCTGTGCGACTGCGGCAATCAAAAGAATATTCCAGCCACCGATATGGTGCAGGGCAGGATTAACTCTTGTGGATGTGAACACGCCAAACGTATCGCAAAGTCAAACATTACGCATGGCATGAGCAAAACACGCACATACCAATTATGGGAAGCAATGCGTAACCGATGTAACCGCATCAATCAAGATTACTCATGCCGAGGTATTACTTACGATGAGCGTTGGGATGCCTTTGAAAACTTTTTGGAAGACATGGGTGAAGCGCCTGATGAGTTAAGTCTTGACAGAATTGATTGCAATGGAAATTATCATAAAGCCAATTGCCGATGGGCTACCCGTGAACAACAGGCAAACAACACAAGAGCCAATGTATTCTTGGAGTACGGCGGCAAAAGGCAAACAATTGCTCAATGGGCAAAGGAGCTTGGAATGAAACAAGATAAGTTGCGTAGCCGCTTGCGCTACGGATGGACAACTGAACGTGCGCTTGCAGAGGGCAACACACCATTGCCAGCAGAGGAACAACAATGACTCTAATTCTTTCAGGAACAAGTGGACTCTCAGATGTTGATGGTTCTGCCGCAACCCCTGCTATCAGGGGAACAGACGCAAACACAGGTATCTTCTTTGGCACAGACATTATTGGGTTTAGCGAGGGTGGTGTTGAGGTTATGCGGATTGACTCTAGCGCAAATCTGCAATTCAACTCAGGCTACGGCTCTGTTGCTACTGCTTATGCCTGTCGTGCTTGGGTGAACTTCAACGGCACAGGCACTGTGGCAATTCGTGCAAGTGGAAATGTGACGAGCATTACTGATAATGGGACAGGCGATTATTATGTAAATTTTTCAACTTCTATGCCAGACACTAATTATGTAATTACAGGGTCTGCAAGGATTCTAGACTCAACAGTAGCAGATGGAGCAATGTTTGGGACAACTAGGCAGAATGTTGCAACAACATACCAAACAGGCAAATGTAGAGTTAATGGGCTTTATCCTGTAAACGGTGATTTACATGATGCAGTTGTTATGTCTGTCGCCATCTTTCGTTAAAAGGACAACTATGAACCAACGACTGCATGAATTGTTTGCTTACGCCAACGGCAAGTTGTTGTGGCGCGTGAATCGTGGACGCGCTTGTGCTGGTGACGAAGCTGGCTCAATCATTCCAAATGGCAGACTGTATGTAGGTGTTGATGGTAAGAAGCACCTTGTTCATCGGGTGATTTGGTTTTTGCACCACGGCGAATGTCCGCAATTTCTTGACCACATTGACGGCAACCCGCTGAACAATCGTATTGAAAATTTGCGCCCTGCGACAAAAGCGCAAAACGCCATGAACCGTAAGATTCGTTCTGATAATGTCACAGGCATGAAGGGCGTGTATCCACACGGGAAAAAATTTGCAGCATCCATTTGCATTGAAGGTAAGAATAACTACCTCGGTGTCTTTGAAACCTCAGAACTTGCCCAAGCCGCTTACATGGCGGTGGCAAAACAAACATTTAAGGAGTTTGCTCGTGTCTAATTTTCGCGTGATTTACCCAACAGACGATGGTGGTGTGGCAATCGAAATTCCAGCACCTGAGTGGCTTGCACAAGAAGGAAACACAATGGAGGTGCTTGCCCAAACAAAAGTCCCTGAAGGCAAGCCCTACAAAATTGTGGATGTGGCTGACATTCCTGAAGACCGCACATTCCGCAACGCATGGGAGTACACAGCATGATTACCATCAACATCACTAAAGCAAAAGCCATTGCCCACGACAAGCGCAGAGAAGCACGAACGCTTGAGTTTGCGCCATTGGACATCAAGGCAACTATTCCCTCTGAAGCAACAGCGGCTGAAGCGGCAAGGCAAGCTGTGCGTGACAAGTACACCGCCATGCAGACTGCAATTGATGCGGCAACAACTGCTGACGCAATCAAAGCGGCAATGCCAAAAACGGACACGCCATGAGTCCTGACCTACAAAAGTATTACGAATCCCGATTTGAGATGATGGGGATGGATGGTTGGAAGGATTTAATTATTGATATTGACAATATGATAGAGTCACTCAATAATATAAGCGTAATTCCTGATGAAAAGACCTTGCAGTTTCGCAAAGGAGAACTTTCCATCTTGACTTGGCTGAAAACCTTGAAAGAGGTCAGCGAACGAGCCTACGAGGAATTGAATGAAAAGAATGTATGAATTTGTCTGCGAGAGTGGACACAGAATTGAGAGGTACTGCGATTATGAGGCGCAAGTAACTCAATGTGAGTGCGGTGGTTCAGCCAATCGCACAATCAGCGCACCTAGCGTCAATTTAGAAGGTTGGTCGGGTCATTTTCCATCTTCATGGATGAAATTTGACAAGAAACATCGTGATAAGTTGGTGCAAGAGCGCAAAACCACAACATAAGCATTTATGCCGTTGTGTCATCCTAGAACCCAAAAGTGGCAGGAAAAAGGAAAAATATGTTGATTGACAATCCAGACGAGATGCAGAGTGAGTTAGACATTGTTGAGCAGAAGAAACTTGAATCAACAATTGAGCATAGTTCAGATGATATTCCTGATAAGTATCGGGGCAAACAGTTATCTGACATTATTAGGATGCACCAAGAAGCTGAAAAGCTAATTGGCAAGCAAGCTCAAGAAGTTGGTGAGGTTAGAAAACTCGCTGATGAACTCATTAAGCAAAACCTTGCTGATAAGTCTCAACCTATTAAAGAGGAAGAACCTGAAGTAGATTTTTTCGAGAATCCACAGGCGGCTGTTCGTAAGACTGTTGATAACCATCCTGATGTTGTTGCGGCTCGCCAAGCGGGTCAAGACTTCAAAAAGATGCAAATTCAGCAAAAGCTGGCGCAAGAACACCCTGATTTTGGTCAGATTGTTCAAGACTCAGACTTTGTGAATTGGGTGAAATCTTCACCTGTTCGCATTGGTTTGTACGCTAAAGCTGATGGTGAGTTTGACTATGACAGTGCTAACGAATTGTTGAGCACCTACAAGGAATTGAAGGGCGTTAAGGCAAAACAGACTAGCGATGCAGGGGAAACCCAACGCAAGTCAAACCTTAAAGCGGCAACAGTTGATGTTGGTGGTACTGGAGAGTCTGGAAAACGAGTCTATCGCAGGGCAGACCTTATTCGGCTGAAGATGCAAGACCCTAACCGATACGATGCTTTGAGTGATGAAATCATGCAAGCATACGCAGAGGGCAGGGTCAAATAACTTAACTTTTGATCTTATTGGAGTACACAAATGGCAACATCATTTTCCCCCACAAACTCGGTAACAGTTACCACCGCAGATAAATTCATCCCAGACATTTGGTCAGATGAAATCGTAGCGTCTTACAAGAAAAACTTGGTTCTTGCTAACCTCGTTATGAAGATGAACTTCAAGGGCAAGAAAGGTGACACTGTTCACATTCCTGCACCTACTCGTGGTTCTGCCGCCGCTAAAGTTGCTGAAACAGCAGTCACTTTGATTGCCGCAACTGAGTCTGAAGTCACTGTGTCTATCAACAAGCACTATGAATATAGCCGCTTGATTGAGGACATCGTTGAAGCGCAAGCTCTGAACTCCATGCGTCAGTTCTACACTTCTGATGCTGGTTACGCCTTGGCTCGTCAAGTTGATACTGACTTGATTCAGTTGGGTCGTTCAGCCAACGGTGGCACTGCTGGTTCTGCTCGTTATGACGCTGGTTTCATTGGCGGTGACGGTACAACTACCTTTGACTACACTGCAAACACCAACACTGGTAATGCGTCTGCTCTGACTGATTCGGCTATTCGCCGCACCATTCAGCGTCTTGATGACAACGATACTCCTATGGACAATCGTTTCTTCATCATCCCTCCATCAAGCCGCAACACTTTGATGGGTCTGGCTCGTTACACCGAACAAGCATTTGTCGGTAATGGCGATGCTATCCGCAATGGTGAAATCGGTAACCTGTATGGTATCCCTGTGTTCACCTCTAGCAATGCTGACTCTGCATCTGCAACAGCCGCTTTCCCTGCGTCTGGTACTGCTATTGCTCGTGTCTGCTTGATGGGTCACAAAGACGCTATGGTCTTGGTTGAGCAAGTTGGTGTGCGTTCACAAGTTCAGTACAAACAAGAGTATTTGGCTACTCTGTTCACATCTGACACTTTGTATGGCGTTGCCGCTTTGCGTAATGCCGCTACTGTGGGTGCGGCTAAGTCCTCATCCATGTTCGCTTTGGTTGTTCCTAGCTAATTGCAGTTGTCCCTCCTACTTCTAGCAATAGGGGTAGGGGGACTTTTTTAACCTAATTAGGAGAACAAAATGGCATCAGCAACAGCAGTCGTTTCCCGCAGGGGCAATGACCAATTTCGTGGATTGTTTACAGACACTTGGGATGTTTCCTGTACCTTAGATAGCGCATCAGTTGGTACTGGTGCTACAGCTACAGATACAGTAACTGTTTCAGGCGTTGTTTTGGGTGACATGGTTCTTGGTATGTCAGTTAAGGTTAGTGAAGCTGGATTGGTTCGTAGAGCCTATGTCTCAGCCGCTGACACAGTGACTATCGTGACCTACAACCCAACAGCAGGTTCTGTTGACTTGGGTGGAACTACATTACAACTCATCATTGGTCGTGCTGTAGTTTAATGATAGGGGGGGCTAGTCTCCCCCTTTCTCATTTAAGGGGTTTTATGGCTACTTTTCGTTGTCTTCAATCGGGTAATTGTGTGACTTTTACCCTCCAGCATGACATTGACTCTATGAAGGGTCATCAGGGTTATGTAAGAGTTGACGAACCAGAAGTAACCATAGAATCTGTAGAATCAGAGACTAGAACAGATACCGCCTTTCGTGCGCCTGTCATTCCCACAATTAAACGCATGGGTAGACCAAGAAAGGTATTAACAAATGTCTGACATTGATGCTAGAGACTTTGGAAAATTAGAAGCTCAAGTAGAAGCACTCCAAAAGGAGATGCACTTACTTAGTAGCGATGTAAAAGCCTTACTTGAACTTGCCAACAAAGGCAAAGGTGGATTTTGGATGGGTATGACTATCGCTTCATTCATGGGCGGCATCATTACCTTTATTGCTGATCGACTCTGGAAATAAGGAGAACACTATGCCTATGGTCGGAAAAAAGAAGTTTCCCTACTCTGAAAAAGGGGAGAAAGAAGCAAAAGAATACGGCAAGAAGAAGGGTGTTCCTGTGACCATCATGGTTGCTATTGGAAAACCTAAAGGTTTGCCTATGCGTGGTGGCAGAACTGCTACCAACATGATGAAGAAATCCTCAAGAGGTAAATAATGGCATCCTTAACTACTCCTGTAACACTCCTGAGTGCTGTAGTGGCAACAGGCGCATCTAAAGCTGTTCAAGCAGATGCTGGTCAACCAGCAATTCTTCATGTAACAGGCATTACAACCGCCACTGTTGCCCTACAAGGCAGTCTTGATGGCACAACATTCAGTACTGTTGGTACTGCTTTGACTGCTGATGGTTTTGTTACTTTGGCTAATGCTCCCAAGTATTTGCGAGCAAACTGCACTGCTTACACCTCTGGCACGATCACTGCCAAGATCATGTACTAAGGAGAAACCCTATGAAGATGACTAAATCACAGAAGAAGATTAAGAAAGTCATGGGTGAATTCAAGGAAGGTACTTTGCACTCTGGCAAAGGTGGCAAGGTTGTAAAGAACCCAAAACAGGCAGTTGCCATTGCTTTGAGTGAAGCAGGGATGTCTAAGCCAAAGAAGAAGATGAAATGAAAACTGGCTTGTACTCAAACATCAATGCAAAAAAGGCTCGTATAGCCGCAGGGTCTGGCGAGAAGATGCGTAAAGTAGGTAGCAAGGGTGCTCCTACTGCGGCTGACTTTAAACAGGCGGCAAAGACTGCAAAGAAACCTAAAAAGGTGAAGTGATGAAAACTCCTGCTTGGCAACGCTCCGAGGGCAAAAATCCCAAAGGGGGGTTGAATGCCAAGGGGAGATCATCTTATAATGCAGAAACTGGTGGCAACTTAAAAGCACCAGTAAAGTCGGGGGATAACCCTCGCAGAGCAAGTTTCTTGGCTCGCATGGGCGGTATGGCTGGTGCAGAGTACAAGGATGGTGAACCGACAAGACTGCTTCTTTCGCTCAAGGCATGGGGTGCATCCTCAAAGGCTGACGCAAAGGCAAAAGCTAAAGCTATATCCGCAAGGAACAAAGCGAAGGCAAGCAGATGACATACTTAGAACTTGTAAACGATGTTTTAGTTCGGTTGCGTGAAGCAACTGTTTCAACTGTTTCCGAAACATCTTATTCTTCCCTTATTGGTAAATTTATCAATGATGCCAAGCGTCAAGTAGAAGATGCTTTTGCTTGGAATGTTCTTGGCACAACAATTACTCTGAGCACTACTTCAGGCACATACTCTTATGCCCTGACAGGTGCTGGTCAGAAATTCCAAGTTCTTGATGTGTTGAATGTCACAAGTAATCTACGCATGAAGAACATTGATTTTGCATCCATGAACAGGTTTCAGAACTTCTCGACTCCTGTTAATGGTATCCCTTTTTACTATGCCTTTGATGGTGTTGACGGTAGCTACAACACTAAGGTAACGCTGTATCCTCGTCCTGATGGCGTGTATAGCATCCCATTTAGCCTGACAGTGCCTCAAGCTACTTTGTCAGCAGATGCAACAGTTATTGCTGTGCCTGATGTTTTGGTTTCTCAGAATGCTTATGCTCGTGCATTGGTTGAGCGTGGTGAAGATGGTGGTCTGTCTTCATCTGAGGCTTATCTGTTATACAAGTCAATGCTCTCTGACTACATTGCTTTGGAAGGCACTCGCTATCCTGAGAATCAGGAGTTTGTGGCAATATGAGCCAAGCAATTCAAACTTACAGCATCTCAGCCCCCGGCTTTTATGGGTTGAACACTCAAGACTCGCCTCTTGATTTGAATGCTGGCTTTGCATTGGTTGCGACAAACTGCATCATTGACCAGTATGGTCGTATTGGTTCACGCAAAGGTTGGTCAAGAGTCAATGCTTCTTCTGGTGACTTGGGTGCAAATGATGTCAAGGTCATCCATGAATTAGTGTTGGCTGATGGTTCTTTGACTGTATTGTTTGCTGGAAACAACAAGATATTCAAACTTGGAGCAAGTAATGTAGTTACCGAACTCACCTATGGGGGGGGTGGTACTGCACCAACTATTACTGCAAGCAATTGGCAATGTGCTTCACTGAACGGCATCACTTATTTTTTCCAAATTGGTCAGAATCCTTTGATTTATGACCCTGCTGTATCGACTACAACATATCGTAGAGTTTCAGAGAAGACAGGTTATGCCGCTACTGTTCCTGATGCTGATATTGTGATTTCAGCGTTTGGTCGTTTGTGGGCGGCAAATACAAACTCTGTTAATGCCACTGTTTACTTCAGCGACTTGATTGCTGGTCATGTATGGTCAACAGGTACTGCTGGTTCATTGAATGTGAACAATGTTTGGGTGAATGGTGCTGACCAGATCACTGGTTTAGCGGCACACAATGGTTTCTTGTTCATCTTTGGTAAGCGTCAGATTCTTGTTTATTCTGGTGCTACTTCACCATCAACCATGACACTGAGTGACACTGTTGAAGGTATTGGTTGCATTGCTAGAGATAGTATTCAGACTACAAGCACTGATGTGTTGTTCTTGTCAAACTCTGGTGTCAGATCGTTGATGAGAACAATTCAAGAGAAGTCTGCACCTGAAAGAGACTTGTCTAAGAACATTCGTAATGATTTGATGGGTGCTGTGGCTGGTGAGACATTAGCAAATATCAAGTCTGTCTATTCAGAGCGTGAAGCCTTTTACTTGTTGACAACTCCTAGCATTGATACAACTTGGTGTTTTGATACCAAGGCTTACTTGCCTGATGGCTCTGCAAGGGTAACTACTTGGGATTCGATTACACCTAAATCAATGGTGTCTCGTAGAGATGGAAGTCTTTACATTGGCAAAAATGGTTATGTTGGTTACTACAACACCTATCAAGATTACGATACTGCTTATCGTATGTTGTATTACACAAACCATGCTGACCTTGGCGATCAGAATGTGCTTTCAATTTTGAAGAAGTTGTCAACTGTTGTGATTGGCGGGTCAAATCAAGTGGTTACATTTAAATGGGGTTTTGATTTCAAGACAAACTACTTGTCTGACAATGCAACTATTCCAACTCAGAATGTTTATTACTATGGCATTGCTGAGTATGGCGCAAATGCCACAACGATTGCTTACTATTCTGATGGTGTTGCATTACAGACATTGGTTGTTCCAGCGTCAGGAACAGGCAAGGTTGTGCAGACAGGTTATGAATCAAACATCAATGGAACTCCATTGTCTATTCAGAAGATTGAAATTCAAGCCAAAAATGGCAAGATGACTTAAAGGAAAATTATGAGTGACTACACCAAAAGCACGAACTTTGCCACAAAAGACAATTTGTCTTCTGGCAATCCTTTGAAGATTGTCAAAGGTACAGAGATTGATACTGAGTTCAACAACATTGCTACTGCTGTTGCGACTAAGGCAGACTTGGCAAGTCCTACCTTTACTGGTACGCCTACACTGCCTACAGGTACTATTGCGACTACTCAGTCTTCTGGCAGTAATACAACCACTATAGCAACCACTGCTTTTGTTCAAGCGGCAATTGCTTTGTTGTATCCAGTAGGTTCTATCTACACAAATGCTTCTGTCAGCACTAACCCTGCAACATTGCTTGGATTTGGTACATGGACTGCATTTGGTGCTGGTCGTGTCATGGTTGGTTTTGATTCAGGCAATGCACTGTTTGACACTGCTGAAGAAACTGGTGGTAGTGCAGATGCAATCACTGTAAGCCATACTCACACAGCAACAGTTACAGACCCCGGACACTTGCATACACAAACAGAATACAACCAGCCCGGAATTGGTAACGCTGGTGGTGGTGGTGCAAGGGTTAGTGCTCAAACTGCAAATACTGGTAGTGCTACTACTGGTATCAGTGTTGCTGTCAGTACAACTGGTTCAAGTGGAACAAATGCTAACTACCAGCCATACATTACTGTGTATATGTGGAAGCGCACAGCATGATGATGCAAGACCCTCAATATCGCATTACTCATCATTTTAGTGATGGGTTGTATGCCAAAGAGTCATTCTTCACTGCTGGAATGAGCATCTTGAAGCATACGCACAATTTCAGTCATTTGTCGATATTGGCGCATGGCAAGGTTGCTGTTTTGCGTGGTACTGAGATTGACATTGTTTCTGCACCAGCGTGTATTGAGATTGAAGCAGGGTTGACTCATGGAGTCAAAGCGATAACAGATTGTGTTTGGTTTTGTATTCACGCCACTGACGAGAAAGACCCGTCTAAAGTGGATGAAATTTTGATTAAGGGAGATTGATATGCCTATAGCCGCCGCCGCAATTATGGGGGGTGCATCACTGCTTGGCGGTTCGATGCAAAGTAAAGCCGCTGGAGATGCGGCACGACAATCTGCACAAGCTCAACTTGAGTCTGCACGAATTGCGGCTGAAGCGGCTAAGTTTCGCCCTGTTGGTGTAACTACTCGTTACGGCACTTCAAACTTCCAGTTTGGCCCTGATGGTTATGTCTCTGGTGCTGGTTATACAGTTTCTCCTGAATTAAGAGCCTATCAAGACCGATTACAGGCTCTTACAGGCGGTGCATTAACTCAGGCTGAGATGGCACAGGAGCAGTATGCTCCGCTTCAGCAAGGTGCTCAAGGATTGTTTGGATTGGGTCAGCAATACCTACAGCAGTCTCCACAGCAAGTAGCGGCTCAGTACATTCAACAACAACAAGATTTACTTGCGCCTAGCCGTGAGCGTCAATATGCTCAGTTGCAAAACCAGTTGTTTCAAACAGGTCGTGGTGGCTTGTCGGTAGGTGCTACAGGGTTGCGCCCTAGTGGTGCTGGTGGTTTGGGTGCTACTAGTCCTGAGATGGAAGCGTATTACAACGCATTGGCACAACAAGACTTGCAATTGGCTTCTCAGGCTCAACAAGCTGGTCAACAGAATGTGGCTTTTGGTGCAGGATTGTTAGGTTCTGGTGCTGGCTTAATGGGTCAGTATCAAGCTGGTCAAGTCGGTGCTTTGAGTCCGTTTACAAGTTACTTGGGTGCTGGTTCTACCATTGAATCTCTTGGTCAACAACCTTTAGCTTTAGGTTCTGAACTTGGTGGTCGTTCTGCTACCGCTGGTGGCAATGTTGGTCAAGCACTATTAACTGGTGGATTGGGTGCGGCTAGGACTCTGCAAGCGGCTTCTGGGCAAAGTGGATTGGGTGCGGCATTGACAGGATTTGGAAACAATCCTTATGTACAACAAGGATTAAATCAATACTTTAATCCTCCGCAACAACAAGCGTTTTCTGATGCCTACCAAGCATCCATTCCTGTAAACAATTTATCCTCTGGTTACTATTAAGGAATAAATCATGCCAACCCGTACCTACACAATTCCAATGAATAGACTTTTTGCAAATCAAAATATGGATATGGATTTTGAATCTCAAAGAATTAGAGAAGAAGAACAGCGTAGGGCTGACATGGCAAGATCAGAGTTTGATCGAATTATGGCTCCACCATTCCGCCAATCTCTCCTTACTGACTTTACTCCAGCAGAGAGGGTGCAAAGTGAAGTTCCAATACCAGATGCTGAACCATACTCAGCACTGTCAGTAAGACAAGCACCTCCATCTGTTGTGGGTGGAATGTTTAGTCCTGAAATTTCCCGTGCGGCAGAGATGGAATACTTGCAAAGACGGCAAGCGGCTATGCAAAATGAAGCACTGGCTTATGCACAGTTAACACCCATGCAACAAGCTCAGTTTGGCTTCTATCGTGGTGGTCAACAGTTAGGTGATGCTATTGGTGGTGCTTTGGGTGGTAAAGACCCTCAACTGCAGATGATTGGTTTGCAACAACAAATCTTGAGTGAACTTGACCCAAGTGACCCTGAACAACAATTGAGAGTTGCTCAGAAATATGCCAGAAGTGCTCCTGATTTGGCAATGAAGATTGCTGAAAGTGCTCGTAAATCAATGTCTGAAATGGCTTTGACTACTCAACGACTTCGTGAAAAACAAGGTGCTGACCCATTTGAACAATTGCTTCGTTCAGGTAAATACACCCCTGCAAGCATGGCAACTTATAAGGTTAGCAAAAATGTTGCTGATCTAAGAGAAATTGAAAATCCAGACAAAATTCCAGCAAAAATTCAAGAAGCTCAAACAGTTGCCACTAGTAAAGGATTTACTAAAGGAACTGCTGAATATAACGCTGAAATTGTTAAATATCTTGAAAAATCAGAAAAAGAAAGAAGCATTGCCTTTGGAACAGAAGCCGAAAGAAAATCTAAAACAATGTATGGAAAGCCTTATGCTGACTTAACTCCTGAAGAATCAGGAAAAGTAGATGCGGCTGTTGAAAAATCAGAAAGAGAAAAAGCAAAAGCAGGAACTTCTCCACAACAAAGACAAGATAAAGCAATTTTAGATAACAAAGCTAAACTTGCCGCAACTGTTGAAACAGATGCTTATGGTGCATCTGATCGACTAACTCTTGCACGAAATCTTAAAACTCTTTTGCCACAAGCATTTACAGGATTTGGTAGTGATGTTGCATTGGATGCAAGTAGATTAGCAGAAGTATTTGGTATAAACATACAAGGTGTTCCAGCATCACAAATTATTGACACTATTTTGGGTGAATTAACAATTGGTGCGGCATCAAATCTTAAAGGTTCTTTGTCTGACAAGGATGTAAAGTTCCTAAAAGATACTATTGGTTCAAGAGGTTTGTCATTACGAACTTTGCAATATGTTGCAGATAGGATTGAAGAAAATGCCTTAATTGATAATGGCGTGAATGATGCACTTGCAACCTATCTTGACCAAGGCGGCGATTTGAACAAATACAATTTTGCTTCAGAAAGAAAAAGAGTAACTGAACAAATTAGGAAAGATAAAAAACGCCTTCTTGAGCTTAGAGAAAAACAAAACCAATCTAAATAATAATTTGTCGATATAAAAGGACTTAATCATGGCATTAAAACCTGCTGAACAACAAGAGTTAGAGGCTCTTGAACAACAATATGGGTCTGTGTTTGAACCACCAAGACCTCAACCATCATTTGGTCAACAATTAGGTCGAGCAACAGTGCAGGCTTTGCCAGAGATAGGTGGTTTAGTTGGCGGTGCGCTTACAACATTTGGCACAAGAAATCCAGTGCTTGGGGCAGAGGCAAGAGTAGGTACAGCAGGGGTAATTAGAGGTCTTGTAGGTACAGGTGCTGGTGCGCTTACAGGCACAGTAACAAAACAACAAATTGAAGCATTTCAAGGCAAGAGTCAGCCATTGACTAAACAGTTTGCTGAACAGTTATCAAACACTATCAATGAAGTAACTATAGATGCGGCAGGGAATGTTGTCTTTAAATTAGGTGGAAGTTTATTTAAAATTGCAAAAGCAAAATTACCTTCATTGGGTTTATTTGCAACAAAAGCTCCACCAGACATAGAAATAAAAAGACAAGTACAAACTTTATTGGAAGAAGAAGGTTTTGGTGGATTAACTCGTTTTCAAGTTAAGCCATCATCTACATCTGGAGTTATTGAGTCAATTGGTAGAGGCTCAATAGCTGGTAAAGGCACATTTGCAAAACTTGAAGAAGCCAATACAACAGCATTGCAAAACAAAAGAGATAAAATTTTAAATCAATTTACACCCAAAATTGTTGATGATGTAGAGGCTGGTAAAAGTTATAAAGAGGCAATAAAGGATGCTCAATCAGAACTAAGTTTAGCGGCTAATGAGGCTTATGGGGTAATTGAGCAAGCAGGAAAAAATGTTTCTGTGGATGTAAGTCCAATAGCAAATAATGCTTTAGCAAGATTAAAAGAAGCGGCTGATATTTCTAGATCAGGGACTCCTAACATTGCATTGAGCGACCAAGTTGTAACTCAACTTAAAAATATTTCTGACCTAAAAGGCAACATAACTTTTACTCAAGCACATAAATTGCGTTCTGATTTAAATGCTCAGTTAAGAGATGTTAAGAATGAATTTGGAGCAAATAGCCCATTGGTAGCTGTTTTGTCTCAAAATATTAACGCAATTGAACAGGCTATGGATTTATCAGCATCAAAACTAAATCCTAGATTAAAAGAGGCTTATAGAGAAACATCTAATTTTTATAGAGAAAGTACAACTGAGTTGTTTCCAGAATCTTTAGCCAAACTTAACAATAAAACTGTTGAGCGAGTAGGCGACACCATATTTGCTACTGGTAATGTTACAGAGATAGAGCAAATGTACAAATCTTTGGAACGAGCGCAAACAATCAATCCAAAATTAAATGTGGGTGAAATTAAAGCGTCTTTACAAAAAAATTATCTTTCTGGATTGATAGGAACTGAAGGTCAAGAAACTGCTGTTGCTTCTTTGTTGTCTCTTGATAAAAAATTACAAGACAAAAAATTCAAAAGAACATTTGATGCCGCAATACCTGATGAGGAAATACGAAATAACATTAAAACACTTGTGAATGCCGCAAGATTAAGCCAAGCAAAACCACAAAATACTTTTTCTCTTGCTCTTGCGTCTGCCCAAGCTGATTCGGCACAAAAAGTGTTATTGGGCATAACAGCAGGTGCATCTGTTGCTGGTGGAATTGGATTGGCAGGAACAGTTTTATCTGCTGGTGGAATACTTTTAACGCCTTTAGCTTTGGCAAAATTTGCAACCAGTAAAAATGGTGTTAGAGACTTACTAAAAGCAGAGCAAACATATTCTCAAGCACTTAAAGCTACAGGAGAAGAAAAAACAAAATTGGCTTTAAAAACAGTTGGCTTTATGAATGAGGCTTATAAAACAGCGGGTATAACAGAGGAAGATTTGGGTATTGCTAAACCTGAACAACCCAATCAACCAAATCAACCTAATCAAGCCATGACACCTGATGAGCTTAAAGAGTTGGAAATGCTAGAACAAAGATTACGATAAGGATACAAAATTGACCCGATTAGCATTTGCCTCCTTGCGGCAGGACTTGTCAAACAGATTCAAGCTGGCTGTGACCTGTATAAGCAAGCCAAAGAGTCTTTCATGGAGGTCAAGAGCACTGTTGACGAGGCTGTTGGCGTTTATAGGGAAGTTACTGGATTTTGGAGTAACTTTAGTAACTTCTTTAAACCCAAGGCAAAACAGTCAACGCCCAAGCCTGTGGCGAAAAAGAAAGAAAAGTTTGTTGCGGTAGATGAAACCCAAGTCAAAGTTGATATTGTCAAGAATCTGACCGAGTTTTTCAGGCTTCAGGAACAATTAGCGGCACACATAAGGGAAGAAGAAGAAAAAAGTTTGACAGTCTATGACCCTGACCAAAACCACATGGAAGCGGCTTTAAAGAGGGTGATGGCACAGCAAGAGATGGATGCGTTGGTAGTGCAGATTCGTGAGTGCATGGTGTATCAAAGCCCTCCTGAGATGGGCGCACTGTACTCAGAAGTCTTCAGCATGAAGGACAAGATTGATGAGGAGCAGACTCAGGCGAGGTTGAAGCAAGAGGCAATTAAGAGGCAAGAGGCATGGCTACGCAAAGAGGAGGAAAGAAACCTACAAGCAAAGCTAGCGGCAGTGGTGGTGACTTTTATATTCCTCCTTTACCTGTGGATGTGGTTCGTGTTCGTAAGCCATTGGGGGAAGAAGTGATGGGTTGGATTGCGGCTTGCGTACTGATTGCGTTGTTGTTGCCTTTGATGGCATTTCTTTATCTTGACATCTTGGAGACTAAAAATGAGGCTAAGTCTCAGATTGAAAAGGTTGAGAAGTTAAGAAGACAAGTTGAACAAAAAGATAGGGAGAAAGAGAAATGAGAATAGTTTGTTTAATGGTGTTGGTCATGTTGTCTGCCTGTGAAGACAGATACCGCTACCCTTGCCAAGACCCTGAAAATTGGGAACTTGATGAATGCAAACCACCCATTTGCACTGCTTCAGGTACTTGCCCAGACCAACTTGTAACAATTGAAAAGGAGAAAAAGTAATGCCAACAGTCGGATACAAACCAAATAATCGCCTTACCGCTGATGAAATTGAAGTCAGGGTATGGGCGTTCGTTATCGTGGTCTTAGTGACCATCCTGTTGACTTCTATGGGTATGTTCTTGTACTCAGTTTCATTTGTCACCCAACCCATGAATGGAATGGCGGCAATTGATAAGGTCTACACGCAACAGATTTCAACCATCATGGTTTTCATCACTGGTGTACTTGGTGGTGTTGCTGGTCGTTCAGGAGTCAAGGCGATAGCTTCTGCTACTGCCAAGGCTGAATCAATCGACAACGATGAGCCGCCCAAGCCATGACCATCTTCAACCCGTATGTGCTTCTTGGCATTGTCTTGGCGGTGCTAAGTGCATTTGGTGGTGGGTATTGGAAAGGCTCAGAGGATGAGGTCACTCGTCAGCAACTTGAGATTGCCAAACTCAATGCTGAAGCTAGGCAGAAAGAACAGGCACTGACAATGGCAGTCACACAAACCGCAACAGCTTTAAGGACATCAAATGAAAAGGCAAGACAGATTTCAAAAGAGCGTGATTTGGCTATTTCCTCTGGTGCTTTGCGGTTGCGGCTTCCTGTCAAAGCAACCAACTGCCCCGTACAAGCCCCCACAGATAACACCACTCCCCCCCGAGATAGCGGTGAAGAGAGAGCCGAACTTGACGCAGAGACTGCTCGATCTCTTGTCGCCATCACCGACTCAGGAGATGAAGCAATCAGACAACTCACAGCCTGTCAGCAAGCCTATCAATCCGTCTACGAAACCTTAAAGGAGAAACCATGAACCTGTCAGCAAACTTTACCTTGAGAGAACTCACCAAGTCAGACACTGCCACTCGTTTGGGGTTAGACAATACACCTGATGATGAGGCACTGGAGAACTTGAAAACTCTTTGTGAGATGGTTCTGCAACCTGTTCGTGAACACTTTGGTAAGTCTGTCACAGTGAACTCTGGCTATCGTAGCCCTGAATCCAATGCGGCTGTGAATGGCTCGAAGTCCTCAGACCATTGCAAGGGCATGGCGGCAGATATAGAAATAGTTGGTGTTGCCAATGCTGATTTGGCTCAGTGGATTATGGACAACTTAGATTACACGCAATTGATCTTAGAGTTCTACACCCAAGGTGTACCTGATTCTGGTTGGGTTCATGTGTCTTATGACCCAAACAACCTTAAGAAACAAGAACTGACTGCCACCAAGATAGCTGGTAAGACCACCTACCTCAATGGCTTAGTTGCTTAATCGTCAAAGAAGTGGAGGAAGACCCATATACCAAGTATGAGTACTCCTCCACCAATTGCCAAAACGGTGATTATGCTAAGTACATTTTCAATCATGTGTAACTCTCCATTCACGCTCGTTGCGACCTGATTTTGATTTGACTGTGCGTCCTGTCAACTCAATCAAGTTCATATTAGACAACTCGTTTAAACGCCTTGCAACCTGATTAGACTCTAACCCACTATGTTGGGCTATTCCATCTTTACCAAGTGAGCCATGAGCCTTTAAAGCGTCCACAATCATGCAAAAATGCTTAGAAGCCAAGTCCTTTGCAGAATCAGCGGCTTCATAACTGGTTGTTGGGTCAGATGTTCTCACCCGATTAAAGATAGGCAAGTCAAAGAACTTCTTTACGCCACCACCAAAATGTATATCGTCTAGTTTTGTCATCATTCACTCCTGTTAAGTTAGTAGTCACTCACATTGTCGTCTCTCCGACTGTCACCGCCTCAGTATATTTGGCTTGCGGTTAACCTTGTGCCTTGGAAGGCTGTGTCTGACTGTCTGCAATTGACTAATAAGGGGAATTGCAGACACACACATATACAAGATGCAATTCTTTCACCCCTTAATTTTGTAAGAACCTAGAAAGGGATGTCCGAATCCATGTCCTCAATCTTGGCTTTAGGCTTGCTTTGAGGTTGGGTTGTTTGTTCTTCTTTAGGGCTGACCGCTAGTCCCATGAACTTGCCGTTCTTTCCCTCTTTAATCCATGCTGACAGCCAATAGGCTTGCCCATTGACCATAATGTTCCCTTTATAGTCCGGATGATTGGGAGTTTTTTTGTCTTGCTCTTTAAAAAGCACACCTGAGTTATCACGCTGTTCCATATTTACACCTTAATTTCATTGAGTTTTTTCACTTTGTCATCCACTTCCACAAGAAACTGGACAACCTCACTTTCCAGTTCTGCAATGTAAGCATCATTGCGCTGGATTCTTTGGACAAACAGTTGTAAGTGTGCTGGCATTCGTGGGTCAAAACTCACAAAGTCACACCAACTTCTGTTTGCACACGCCATTTGCCACTGCATTTGGTCGTAATACTTCTTTGCTGGCTCACCACCAAGAATAGTGTCGATATGGGTTGAAGTGTTTGGACACTTGATCTCTAAGCATCCATCGTCACCAATCAAGCCATCAGGAGAGGCGGCAGACATGGCAATACTTGGATGGTCAATAGCACCTACCTGATCGACTGTATTGCCTGTTTTAACCTCGTATGCGGCTCTGGCAAAGGGTTCATTCTCAACACCCCATTCCATTGCGGCATTTGAGTAAGACTCTCCGACTTGGTTAGTCATGCGCTCGACTACCAACTGTGCCATGTAGTTAACTCTGCTTGTGCTGTAGCCTGTCTTTGTCTTAGCAACAATGTCAGAGATACGAGAAGCAGTAGCTTTACCGCAACGCTGTTTAAACCATTCGGCAGAAAGTTGTTCTACTTCTCCCATGTTTGTCCCCTTGATCGAAGATGAGGAGCAACGTCATCAGTTGGAAAATACTCTTTCAAATGTTCCGCAATTCTTGCGCAGGCTTCACGCTCCTCTGCCGCAACCATTTCAGCAAAGATTTGCAAGTGTTTAGTTGAAATAGTCCATGACTTAAAGCCAACATCTGTTTTACACGCTTCAGCCGCCATAACAGCAACTTCATTTTCAGTAAAAGTCATTTCAATGCTCCTTTACGCTTTTCTTTAGCATCAATCATTTTTTTCTGCCAAGTCTTATCAGAACCGCAAGCACTGTAAGCAGTGGTGTAAACATCTTTCAACTCCTCAATGGTGGATGCCGCTTCAATAGCCGCTAAATGGTCAATCATGCTGTTGACATCTATGTCTGAACCTTCGCCTTCAGGCAAGTCTTCTCCAGCATAGATATACAAACCCAAGCCATGCAGAGACAAAGCCTTAGTCATGCAACGCATGATGGCGGTGTTGACTGCAAATGCGTCAGGATTGAGGATTGCTTTGTTGCGGAAATCCATTACTGGAAGTTGGCAAGTCACTGGTTTGCGAAACATTGTGACTGTGACGAACACCATTGCAGTGCCGTTTATATCCATGTAACACTTGTCGTTAAACATTTCAACTCTGAAAGTGGCATCTTCATCAGCTTTGAGTGCTTCTGCCCATGCCCACGCCCATGAAAGATATGTCAAATTGCCTTTTTTCTCAGTGTGATTATTGACATTTGCTGACAGCATCTTGTTGATTGCTTCTTTTCTGTCAACCAAATTACCCACTGTTAACACCTTTTCTTGATTCATTCCTTGACTCCCATTACATCGTTAAAAATATCTATCGCCTCTTGATTAACTGACCACATTGCCAACAGCGTCAAATCGCTGTGCATCTGAGCAATATCGTTATTGAACCCTACGAATTTTTTGTGTAGGCACTTGTCCTCCAGACTCTTTGTCGTTCGTTCTATGCGCATTAGGATTGTTGAATAATCCAGCATTGTTTACTCCTGTTGAATGCTTCTTCCATGTATCCTGAACATTTGTCAGGGCTGAGTTCACATACCCGAATGTTGGGTCGGTGATGAGTTTGGATGGCATAACCACCCGTTGCGTCTTAGGTTGTTCTTTCACTCGCCTAGCCGCCCTTTTGAGCAATCTCTGCCGCTCTTTCAAACTGAGTGTAGGTGTCCAAATCTGAAAATAAGATAAAAACCGAGTCATCGCAACATTGATCTGTTGGATTGCGAGGTTTAATGCAGAACGCACAGTAATACTCATTGGAATGCTCCTCAATGATTCTCTCTAAATTCAGCTTAGTTTTCATTGCTGGCCTCGCTGGTGTAGGGGTTGATTTTAGGCAATTTAGGCTTGTTCTGTTCAATAGCTTCACGCTGTAATTCCATGCGATAAAAACGCCAGAGATTAAGTTCTTCTTCACTATCAACCCAACGAGTCAATGGAATTTCTAATGCTGTTTGTGCAAGTCGTTCTGCTTTGAGTTCAACTCTTGACCGAACCATGTCTGCAACATCAGCCCATGCGTTTGATTGGATTGCTTCAACGATAGCTTGGCTATCGCATATCGCATCTGCAACATCTGAGGGATTCAGGTCTTGCAATGCCATCCATTTTTCTCTCTCAAAATCCATAATTCACTCCTGTTAAAAAACCTATCAATGTGTGTATTCTGTCAGACATTATCATAATTGATATAAGGGATTCCCCTAATGCACTTATGAATATCTGCAAGTGCTTTGTTAGTGAACACTTTGCCGCAACCCAAGCAAATCCAAGCAATTCCCATCTTTACTTCGGTTCTGCGCTTACCGCTTTCACCTCTTTGTTTACCAAAGAATGTCCTGATCTGCTGAATCATTTTTTGTTGGATAAGGCTTTGGAGTAGATAAAGACTTGGTTTTGCTCATGGATTCCTCGCTTGTCCTGCTTGCGTTTGGCAAACTCCTCACCCTGTTTGAAGCGTTTCATCTTCTCGTCACTCAGCCAAACAGATGGTTGACCCTTGAGTTGAATGCGTTTGTCAAGTATTTTTCTCCTTGAGTTTGGATTCAATGGCTCTAACAAAACTTCCTGTGTTATGTGTACCCCTAACAATTTCTGAAATATCCTCATCCGTCAGTCCCTGCCATGTGCGTTGTGGTGGTGCTTGCATAGAGTATTGACATACACACCCTTGCAATATGCTTGAGTGACCACCCTCTACCTTTCCGCAGTTTGGACAAGTTTTCATGTTTGTTTTCTTTGCTTTATATGCGGTACAAGTAAGAACAGTTAGTTTTTGTTTTGCTACTTGTTTAGCGCAACTGGTTTTTTGACACTTTTGGCAGTTAATCAAGTGTTCTTCTCCTTCAGCTTTTCCTCTGCCCACCACACTGCTGACTGCCACGCCTGTTCAGTTACCCAAGATTCTTTACAGCCCTGTGCAATCTCCTCATCTGTCAGCCCTACAAATGTGCGCTGTGGTGGGGTGGTGCGAGTTAGATGCTTCAGCCAATCAGCCTGATGCCACTCATCTTGACCGTTGATACGCAACTTGATGTCAGTCATGTGTGCGTGTCTTGCTCGGTCAACCAAGCGTTGAATTGAATCCACTTGAAGGCTGTTGATTTTTTCATCTGTAATAAGCCACGCCACAGGCTCTTGCTCTGGCTGTGCCAAGGCTTCTTTGATGGCGGTGATAACTTCTAACTGGCGTTCAATTGAACCCACCCATTCGCCAACATGTACAGTTTCAACAAAATCAAGCGCCAGCTTCAATGCTTCTTGTGTCATTTCTTCATTCCTCTGATAAAAATCCCAAACGAATCAAGAGTATCCTTGCCGAACCCTTGCATCTTCTCAATCTCGACTGCTACTTCTTCAAGAATGTCATTCCTCAGTTCGTCATAGACTTGTTGTTGGGTCTTCCATTCAGACATAGATTCCTCGCTTTTCACAGACGGTTGCATAGTTTTTTGCCTTTCTTTTGTGAAGCCTAATACAAGCCTTCAAGAGACTTTTCTTCTTGCTGATGACTTGGATGCTCTGTGATTGTGGCGATGGCGTTAAGACATGGTTTATGCCCACCTGCAAGGCAACAATGAATGCTATGCGCACAAAGGCTTCAGAGAATGTCATCATTGTCATTCTCCTCAATCAAACGCAAGATTTTGGCAAAGTCAAAACTGGAGAGTTCGTCAGTAATGTCAACCCATTTGCCATCAGCAAACTTTTGCAGTTCAAACTCATATTTTTTGTAGAGTCCCTCTTTGGGACTGTAATCTGGGTCGTATGACCACTTAACCCTCAAGTCCCATTCAGTCTCAGGAAGCTGTAAGTCTCTGAGTTCATCTAAACAAAGATCGAATTTCATTTACGCCTTTCAGTTGTTGAATGGATAATGTGCAACACTATTATTCTGTCGTACATTAGGACATACCCTTATTGTCAAACATTAAATTGATTGATACGGTATGGGCATGGCTAGACACAAATCGGAAATCACGGGCAGTCCTCTCAAAATCGCCACAAGAGTTACTTTTGACCAATGGTTGGAATTTCGCAAACTTGGCGGTTCTGTTTGGTTGAGAAATTTACTCAAGAATTCGATGGAGAATCGGAAAAATGAAAAAAAATAGTTGCAACACAAATTGTTTTTGATATATACTGAATCTGTTGCCGTGGAAAGCAATGAAATTAGGCCACTTAATTCTACTCTCGCCCTTGGTTTTTACCCTTGGGTTTCCACCGAGGGTAGAGCTAAGTGGCTTTTTTTTTATGTTTTCACAGCATCCGTACTCCACACGATAGTAGTGAGTCTGCATGGACTGCTTGGAAGAAAACACCGCACACAAGTACACCCCTTGTGAAAAATGTGACCAGCGTTGATTTGGCGACTGGTAAAGCACATGGTACATCGGTGGTAAACAAGGCCATGTGTATAAGCAAACAAATTCGTCAAGCGCACTTGGGGCTTTTTGGTTTTTCAATGTTAATAGGAGTCAATGAATGAACACTAGATTGTCTGGAGAAGGTAGGATAGAAATGACTCTATCCACCCTTGGAGAAACTATGTCTGAAAGTAAACCGATGTTTGATGACTTCTGGAAAATGTGGCCTAACACTCCAAGAAAAGGGGCAAAGGCTAAATGTAAACAGGTGTGGATAAAGTCTTATTGCGACACACAAGCAGACCAAATTCTCAAACACCTTGCATGGATGAAGACCACAGAGCAATGGTTAAAAGCAAACGGGGCTTTTATTCCAGCACCTTTGGTCTATCTCAATCAACAACGATGGGATGGCGCAGAAGTGCCTGAAACGCAGATAAAACCACAAATTGACCCTGCCATAGCCAAACTAGAAAAAGACCGCCAAAACGCTATTCCTATGCCTGACCATATCAGGGAAAAACTGGCGGCATTGAGAGGAAGACAATGACGAAAGAAGAAGCCAATGAACTTTTGGACAGCGTGAAAGATGGGAACGCTTACCTATCTGTACGAAAAATTACCGAAGCGTTATGGGTCACAGGGGATGCGGTACGACCTGTACCAGTCCACACTCGCCCATTTAGTGAAGATGGCATCAACGAATGGATGGAAAGCACACGCATGGTATCGGGCGAAGGAACTGGAACAGCACCCATTGGGTATATTTCGGGGAATCAGTCAGGAATTGACCAAAATAATGAAAGATAAACAATGACTTTGTGGATTGGTTGTGACCCCGGAGCCGTATCAGGCGCAATAGGCGCAGTTGATGATTATGGTAATTATGTTGAATCTTTTGACATTGAACATAAGGATAAACATATTTTGGCTTTGGTTTTTAAATCTAGGCTATTGTCAATAATTGACCCAAAAGAAGGTGCAGAAATTTGCATGGAACAGGTGCATTCAATGCCAAACCAAGGGGTTAGTTCTACCTTTTCGTTTGGTCGGGCAGTAGGGGTCATTTCAGCAGTTTGCGAGCTTACACGCTACCCTGTTCACCTTGTCACCCCTCAGAAGTGGAAAAAGCATTTTCATCTGACAGCAGATAAAAGTGAATCGCTGGATATGGCACGATACCTTTGGCCTGAAGCTAAGCTAAAGCGCAAAAAGGACATAAACAAGGCTGAAGCCCTACTAATCGCAGAATATCTAAGGCACACATTGCATGGCATTGAAAAGCAGAAAACCGCCTAACGCTAAGGGTCAGGTCATTTTCTACACTGACAAGGAAAAACAAGCCCTAATGCACATTGGCGGTGGTTCAGTGGCTGAAGGCGCAAGGATTAGCATTAGATGGGCGGCGCATTTTTGGCGTGTGGGTTTGCGACCTGATTTCGATTTAAACCATGTCGGCATCTGTCTGTTTGTTGACGACCCTCATGCAGACGATTTATAGGCGGTTTTAGGCGCATAAAAAAGTCAATGAATACCTGACAAAGGGTAACAGCAAATAATGGCTTAAAACGGCTGAAATTGAAAAGTACTCACTAACTTGTCAGGCAATAAAAAACCCGCACTAGGCGGGCTGAATGTTAGTGGCTACTAACTTATTTTCTGAGAATTATTTTTAGGATAAGGGCAATTGTGGCGTAAATCAAGGGTTTTCCCCTATCATTTCAAGCGCATCGAGTTTGCATTGTTCTATTTGTTCAAAATCTAGCCCTTTGGCGATTTTTTCGGCAAGGTTTGCGGCTTGGGTTGCCTTTATGTCACTTGGGGCAATCAATGCCAAAATGAGGGCTTGGGTGAGGGCTTGGGTTTGCGTCATTCTGTCACCTCTGATTTGTTTAGGATTTGCTCAATTTCACGCATTTGGTCGGGGCTGACATTCAGCCAATTGGTTTCGCCCCTAATGGTGTGGATTTTTAGCTTGATCTGTCCGTTTCGGTCATCCGATGAATTGCGCTCATCCAATGGGAAAGGCAAGCATTTAAATAATTGTGCATCTATGTAATTCATGCGCCCACCTTTGAATTGTCGAAACAGAATGTATAGCCTTTGCCATCGGCACTGTCACCAAAGCGCATATCATTTAAATCCCAGTCTAATTTGTGCTTTTCGACCAATGCCTTAACTGCTTGGAAATGGCAAACCTCATAAGAATATTCATGCGGATATGAAATTGTCGCCTGAAACCCTTTTCGCATACTGTTGCCCACTGTATACGCTTTAACTCTACTGCCCCTTGTATTGGTTGCAGATATAAATTTTGTGTGAATTGCAATCATGATTGACACCTATTCAAAAAACACAAGGAAAGCCCTTGTAAGCCCTTACATTGTGAAAATGCAAGCCAAAGGGGACAATATCCCCAATGGTTTGAACTCTTATTCTGTCACTGGTTCATAGTTTTCAGCCTCTACGGGCTTTGTTTTAGAACGATAACACCATTCTGGCACACTAGCACCAATTCCGTCACGCATTGGCATAATGATGCCAATAAAATTGTCGACACCGATATTCACAATTCCTGAGCTATTTCCCCTTTGAATCAGTGAAATAGTAGGGCTTGCACCTTTTCGAGTGCCTTTGATGTCGTTTGCCGCTTGTTGAAATGCCATCAAATATTCAGGGTTGTATCCGCTAGGGGATTCATCCTCTTTTTTCAGCACCAAAGGAACTACACGGTCACAATCGGGAAATGTACCCTCTACTGCCTGAAATGTGTATGTGTTTAGCCCATCAATAACGCTGATTTTCACGCCTTCGGTTTCAAAGTGTAACCATCCACCATCGCCATTTTTAGCAGTGCCGCAAAGGGTTTTTACGGCATCCAATGGCAAAATAATGCTAGCTTCTGGCATTGGTTCATTCATAACCAATAATCTGCCCATCATGTGCCCATTAGTAGCTTCTAAGTATGTGCCCCTTGCATTTTGCACAATGTGAACCCCTACAAGGTAATAGCGAAGGTCTTTTGTTGCCGCAAAGCGTGAAATAGCTTTGAGTTCTTTTTTGAGAATTGAGAATTTCATTATTAACACCTTTTAAGTAGAAACCCTAGTAAAATCACTAGGTGTTAAGGCACTGATTGACAATGCCTTAAACCCTAGAATTTAAGCGGTTAAATTTTCATATTTCTGTGCACATTCTTTTTGGAATTGCTCAGTTTTTTGCATTTGGAATATTACCCATTGCAATTGCTCTACAGTGTAGATTTTGTTTATGCGCTTGCCACTGCCATAGGCATGAACAACGCTATATTTCCCGTCTTTTCTTTTGCTCTTAATGGTCAATACAGTGCCAGACAAACGCCCGTCTTTTTCTGTAGTGAATTCACCATATGATTGTTTGAAAATTACTATGTCGTTCATGATTAACACCTTTCAAAAATGTGCGACAGTGCACAGGTAAGCCCTTACGGGCTTAACTCTGAATTGTCAGACACCCAGTGCGTATTGACGCAAAGCCTTGACATAAGCCTTGAAATCGCCTGAATTCTTGGCATTCCGATACCATGCACAGACAACCACACCAGAGGGTTTTACACCAAGGAAAATGCCCTTGTCTGCCTTGTCACCAGCATACACCCATTGACCCGCTTGTATGTCTTTAATGCGGCTTGCTGGGACGACATTCCAGATATTGATTGGCTTTTGATATTTCATGTTGACACCTATTTGTTGAAACAGTCCGACAGTGGACAATAAATACTATGCAAACACCATGCCAATATGTCCGACACTATAACTCATTGATTTATAAGGAATTTCACATTGTGGAAAATCCAACTTGGTGCATACCATTTCACATCATGAAATCATGCACTTAATTGGTGATGTTAGTAACCACTCTGCCCTTATATAGTGCACTCAGTTAGTGAATACTAACATTGTAGAAATTTCATAATGTGAAATATGGAATCATGTGGCGAGATGCTACATCGCCCTCTTACATGGTCTTGTGTCTTATGTCTTATATAAGACTGCGTTTCACCATGTGGAATGTGCTTGATGTAAGTGTGTGCTTACTTTGATAGGGGGGAGGGGGTAGTCGTGGTGCTGTAAATATTTGTGAACCCTCCTACGCACACGAGAAGCAGTATGTAGCGTACAACACTAAACAATGGCTATCTGGATTAGGGAAGAAGACGAAATAGGAAAGTCAGGATAGTATGGGCGTAGCAAGGCAGTCGTAGCACATCTCATGGTCTTGAGAGTCCCTAGACTAGGGTGGGTGTCGTATAGCGTACAGAGTTAAGTTAATCTCTGTGGGGCATCAGGCCGTATTACTGTTTCCAGTGCGTACCTCTTTATAGCCACCGCCCTTGACTTCCCTGTCGGGTCATGTTGGGCAACCGTATATCTCATGCCTTTGAGGGTGCGACTGCCACACCCGACATCCCTTTACTTGTAACGCCAATCAGTTGTATCCGTGTTGGATTTACCAATGTTACACGCCTCGCACAAGACTTGCAAGTTCTCAATATCAAGTTCTAGTTTTGGATGCTTTGACCTTGGAAGAATGTGGTCAACATGGATGTAGCCACTTGTTTCTCCGCAAGCCTGACACTTCTTGCCAAACTTAACCAAAGCCTTGTATCTGACATCACGCCATTCACGAGTCTTATAGAAGTCTTTACCCATTCCAAAGAAATAGACTGGTGGTGGCAAGAACTCAACCTTCTTCTTGGGAGACTTCTTTTGCATAGCCCAAGCTATTTGGGAAGCCTTTTTGTTAATAAGTGCTTGGATGACAGGGCTGGATTCTGCTAGTTTTGCTAAATTTTTTTTAGCTTTGGCGGCTCTGGCTTTACGCTGTTTCTTGACTGCGGTCATTCCTGTCTTGCTGTAAATTGCCATAAAAAAAGCCTTTTAGGGGTGGCACAGTTGCGCCCCCCGAATGCACGGAGGCTGTACCACTTCTAAAAGACTCATAGTCTGGCGCAATCAGACTTACCTCCACTATACAAGAATCTGATTCTCGTGTAAAGTAAGTGCTAACTTCCAAGACGCATGGAGATTGTCACTAGGTACTATTAGTAATAGTCACCAGCCTTTTAAATAGTCTCCAGCCGTGTTGGTGTAACTCAGTTGGTAGAGTCATGGGCAGATTTCTGTCGATGCTGTGTAGAGTTGCAACAAAGCACAGTAGGCGAGTCGCTGGTTCAAATCCAGCCACCAACAACCTTCTTCCCTAACTGGATAAAAGATGAACGCTGTAGATGCACTTCCTGATAACCTGAAGAAAAAGGGTCGTCCTCCGAAGGAACAAGACAACTTGGCTATGCCAAGAGGTCGCCCCCGTGGTACAGGAAAGATGACCTTATCAAAGTACGCAGACAACCCTGCGGCACTCGTCTTACCCAAGACTGAACAACAGAAAATCAAAGAACTCAAAGAACTACTGATAAACAGTGCTGGTTCTAATGTCGTCTACAAGGCAGTTGAAATTGCCATGAATGATGAACACCCTGCTCAAATGGCGGCACTCAAACTCTGTATGGACAGAATGCTTCCTGTCTCCCTGTTTGAAAAAGAAGGAAAACAACGCTCCGCTGTCAACATCACAATCTCAGGCATAGGTGGTGTAGTGATTGGTGAAAACCCTATAGAAGCAGAAGATATAGAAAGCAAAGATGTCTGATTTGAACTTCAGTCTCCTCCCTTGGCAACAAGAAGTCTTTGCTGATAAAACAAGATTTAAAGTCATTGCCGCTGGTCGAAGATGCGGTAAGTCACGCCTGTCAGCCGTTACCCTCCTGATTGAAGGACTCCAATGTACTGCTGGTTCTGCTGTGCTGTATGTTGCACCTACCAATGGTCAAGCCAGACAGATTATTTGGGATGTCTTGATGGAGTTGGGTAGAGAAGTTATTCAGTCTAGCCACATCAATAACATGGACATCACCCTGATAAACGGAGCAAAAATCTATGTTAGAGGTGCAGATCGCCCAGATACTTTGCGAGGAGTGTCACTCACCTACGCTGTGCTTGACGAGGTTGCCGACATCAAACCAGAAGCATGGGAACAGGTTATTCGTGCTTCTCTGTCTGACAAAAAAGGTCGGGCAATGTTCATCGGAACTCCCAAGGGTCGTAACTTTTTCTAT